GATCTGCGACAGCCTGGGGAGGAAAGAAAGGAAATATGGGTGGACGCCAGGGATTTACAGGAAGAGGAGGGATGGAAGATGCCAGTAGGGAGCCCTAAGCCGCAGACCATCGCCACGAAGAAATACGAAAAGAAAGCTGGGTTTGTCTCAAAATCCTATAAGCTCAGGAAGGAAGTTACGGATGGGTTTGCAAGGGCATGTGAGGAGGCAGGGGTAAGCCAGGCGTCACAGCTTACGAAAATGATGCAGGAGTTTATAAGCCAGCAGGGCAAAGAAAACAGTTAAACAGTTAAACAGGGAATGGGGAAAGGCCGCTGACCGGAAGGGGAGCGGCCTTTTTCTGCGCATTGGGAAAGGAGGAAAGGGATTGCAGGACTGCAAACTTACCATCACGGTGAAAGGCGGCAGGCTTAAATTTGACAGTGAATGTGTGGGGCTGGAGGAACTGGCATGCATGTCAGTTTTTATGCAGGGGATCATAGGGGAGCAGCTGGTGAACCAGGGGCGGGGCATGGATGATGCAAAAGATGCGTTATGGGATTTGTATCTTGATGCTGTCGGGATACTCGAAGACAGGAAGGGGGAAATGGGGACATGGCAGCTAAGAAACGAAGACGGATGAGCAGTGCAGAAAAAAAGGAACGGGCAGAAATCAAGAGGGGATTGCAGGAGGCAGGAATCATCCCGCCGGATAAACCCAAGCTGAACCGGAAGAGGTTCATAGAGGAAGCGAAAGGGGAATGGAACAGCAGGGAAAATGCCTGCTTTACCTGGGAACTGTACCTGGTGGAAGCATTATCCTATCTCATGACGCAGACGGAAAGCAGAAGCCAGCGTGCATCATTAGAGGCGGTAGGGGCTGCAAAAGCCCTGAAGCTTGCGATCCGGCTCAGGGAGTTTTATGAGATGCTCCGGAAGAAAGGGGAAAAGAACTATAAACTGATAGACCAGTATGAATATATCAAGGACATTTTAGATGCGTAGGAAGGAGCAGGCATGGATACAGCATATAAGAAGATAACAAGCCATGGGTCAATCAGCATCCCGGTGGCGATGCGGAGGGAGCTTGGCATTGAGCCGAAAGACCCTATGGTGGTCAAGGAGGATGGCGGGAAGATCGTCATATCGCCGTATGAAACACGGTGCAGCTTCTGTGGGACAACAGAAGGGGTAAAGACACTGGGAGGCAGGGGGATTTGTGCCCCGTGCGCAGGGAAAGCGTATGAGGAATTCATGAAAGAAAGAGGAGGGGATGGAGATGAATGAACTGGCACAGAAGACCAGCCGGGAGCTGGTGGACGATTTGGTGAACCTGGACAGGCTCCGCCTGCAGACGGCGCGGAACATTGATGCATATAAAGCGGAGCTCCAGGCCAGGGGGATCAGCATCATGGAAGACCGCAACAAACAGTATATCCGTTTTTATGGTGGCGATGGGGGCAGCGCATCCGTGACAGATAAGAAGAGCCTGGAACTTTTAAACCCTGACCGCCTGAGGCTGTGCGTCTCAGAAGGTGTATACAGGAAGAATGTCACGGAAACGACAGAGACGAAATATAAATGCAGTACACAATTTGAAACAATGCTGAAAGCGCTTTTCACAGAGGATTATACATTTGAAATGGGGATGGAGGAGATGATGGATCAGCTCCATATCCTTCCGGACACAAAACAGCGCAAGCTGCTCCTGAAACGCCTAAAAGGAGATTATGAAAAGGACAGGAAGACACTGAACTCCGTATTTAGCGTGGACGAGGACTGGGATGCAGAGCTCTGGTACATACACCGGATTAAGAATGCGGAACTAATCAGGATATTCCTGCCGGATGACATGATTGATGCAGCAATGAAGGAATTAAAGAAGTGCATCATGGTAGGGAGCAGCATTGCAATTAAATTAGACTATGAGGAGGAGTGATACTATGGCAGCAAGCAAGAAAAAAGTCCTCATTATTGCAGGGCACGGGGAAGGTGACCCCGGAGCCTGCAGCGTATGGGGGCAGGAAGCAGATTATACAAGGGAGCTGGCCTGCCTGCTCCACTCAGCATTAAAAAGCAAGGTAAAGGCCACCATGTATGACCAGACAAAGAACTGCTACGAACAAAGCAGGAAAGGAAATGTCCCGAATTATACGTCTTATGATGCTACGCTGGAGGTTCATTTCAACGCCAAGGCAAAGAAAGACCCACAGGGCGACGGAAAGTTTACAGGTATAGGCGGGTATGTACATCCGTCAAATGCCGCAGGCAGGAAGATAGCACAGGCAATCATGGCGGAGGTGGCTATGCTGGGGTTCGGGCAGTGGGGAGTGTTTGACAGCGTGGGGCTTCTGAACCTGAATAATGCACAGCGGCAGGGGGCGGCATATTTCCTATTGGAAACAGCATTCATTGATGACGGGGATGATATGGCATGGTATACAAAGAACAAGGCAGAAGCGGCACGGGCTATTGCCCAAGGCATCCTGAAAGGGCTTGGGCTTAACAGCAGGGCGGATAAACCCAAGGCAACAGGGCTGCAGGAAAACAATGCCGCAGCGGAAACAGGGACGGGCTATAAAATCACGGCAGCATGTGATGTGCTGAATATCCGTGCTGGTGCAGGAGCCGGGCATCCAGTAGTAGGAATCATCAGGGAGAAGGAAGGGCAGAAAAAGCAATATACCATCGTGGAAGAGAAAAACGGATGGGGACGGCTGAAATCCGGCGCTGGGTGGGTCAAGCTGTCCAGGGTGAAAAGGGTGGATGGGGAACCGGGAGGGTTCCAGCCGTACACCATCACTACCACTTGTGATGTGCTGAACATCCGGATAGGGCCGGGGGCGGCAAACCCGCTGTCAGGGGCTATCCGGGAGAAAGAGGGGCAGAAAAGGCAGTATACCATCGTGGAAGAGAAGAACGGATGGGGACGGCTGAAATCCGGCCTGGGCTGGGTCAGCCTCCATTACACCCGGAGAACTTCCTGACAGGAAAGGAGGCAGCCATGATATCAGATAGGCTTACACTGGAGCTGATAGCGGAAACAACGCTGGAAGATATTTCAGAGAACTACCGTCCGGTGGTGGAGATCATAGGAATCGAAAAGTTCATTGAACTGAGCGATTATGCGAAAGGGGACGAGCTGTACTTCCCGAAGGTAGAAAATGTAATAGCCCCGGCAAGGAACCGGAGGATAAAAAAAGAATGGGATGGTTATAACTCAAAGGAGCTTGCGGAGAAATATAACCTGACACTGAAGCAGATTGGGAATATACTGAAAGGCGAGCCAATGGTAGGGCAGCTCAGTATTTTCGATATCCAGGGGCAGGGCTGACTTCCGGAAATATTTCCCCTAAAAGGTTTTTGGAAAAGCGTTTAACATAGAGCATGGACATAGTCCATGCTCTATTTGCGTTATTCTCAGCAAAAATATCAGGAAAAATGACAGAAAGGAAGTGGTCGTATGGCAAATTTTACAGTATCACAGATTACCGTTTTTATCGGGATCATGGCGTTTATCGTCTCAGTGGTGACGGAAGCACTCAAAAAACTGGCATGGTTTGAAAAGAAAGTGCCTACCGCACTGGTAGTCATCTGCCTGTCCCTTATCCTGTGCCCGGCCTGCCTGTTCGGGCTGGCGGCATATTATGGGATTGTTATTGAATGGTTCATGGTTTTGGCATCATTCATAGCGGCTTTTATCGTGGCACTGGTAGCGATGGACGGATGGGAACGGGTTACGGGACTGGCTGGGAAGCTTATCCGGAAGCAGTAGCCTATGGATTATGTAATTACATTCTCTGACGTGATGGCGGGGATGATTACGGTCGGGCTGGGGGTAATCACATTCTTTATAAAAGGGTGGTTCAACAGCATCCGGGGCAGCATGGAAGAGATTAAAGAACAGATTAAAGAGAATGACGAGAAGGCAAACAGAAGGATTGACAGGCTGGAGGAAGAAACGGACAGGGATATAGCAAACATCAAACAGGAACTGAATGACATTAAGGGTGATTTCGCTACCACGTTTGTCCTCCGGGAGGATTTCTTCCGCTCCATGAATGGTGTGGAAGACAGGATGCGGAGCATTGACAGTAAAATTGACAAGCTTCTTTTACAGAGCAGGAAAGAGTAGGTGAGAAACATGAACGATGCGGAACTTGCCGAGATCCGGCAGAATAAGGCAATCCGGGGATACATCATCCGGTGCCTGGTCAAAGGCTATAATTATTCTGCGCTGACCCGGCAGCTTTCAAATGCAATGATAGCGGCAGGGATGGTGATATCCCCGGACATCAGTAAATACCTGGATTACCTTAAAAGCGCGGGATATATCGAATTTACAGACAATAAAGTGACTGCCTATACTGCTTATGCAAGGGATGCAGTGATACGGCTGACAAAGAGCGGGGTGGATCTGGCGGAAGGAACCACTGAAGACAATGGGGTTGATATCTGATGGGTGAACAGAGAACCAGGCAGAGGGTATCATCCAAGATTGATGAGCTGCCGGACAGCCTGCGGATGGAAGTGGAAAGGATGCTGGCAGACACGTCCAACACTTATGAATATATCAGTCAGTTCCTGAAAGGCGAAGGGTATGACATCTCGAAGTCCAGCGTGGGAAGGTATGCCACCCGGACAAACAATGCCATGCAGCGCCTGCTTGAAGCACAGGCGCAGACAGACAGGCTGATACAGGTAATTAAGGAGAACCCGGATGCAGACTATACTGAAGCAGCCATTATCATGACCATGAACGGCCTGCTTAATAAGGTAGCCACTGCCGAAGAAGAATGGGATGAAATGCCGCTTGATAAGGCAGGGCGGCTGATTGCTTCCCTTTCACGGACAAAGGTATATAAGGACAGGGTAAGGCAGGATATGAAAAAGAAAGCGGACATTGCATTCCGTGAGATGGAATCTGAAATCATGAAAGTTATCAGACAGGACGCAGCAGCAGCGGCCGCTTTGAAAGAGATACTGGCAAAGGCGAAGGAGCGGATGATGCAGGATGATTGATATTGATGAATGGCTCCGGGAACTGGATGAAGGGGAAGATCTGGACGTAAAAAATAATGGGGAATACCAGGAAAAGCTGTTTGTAGAGTATGTGCTCCGGGGGTCAGACCATCTGGATGAGCGCCAGAAGCTGTATAGGAGGTACTGCTGCGGAGATGACGTTATGGGGGAACATGGGCTGAGGAAAGAGCTTGCAGCTTTTGATATGTCTTATTTTGGCAGGGCATATCTCCGCCACTATTTTGTCAGGAAATCCCCGCATTTCCATGAAGAACTTGACGGGATATGGAGCCAGGGGGTGATGAAAGGGCGGAACCCGCTGAGGGAAGCGAAGGCTATATCACGGATGAAAGGCTCGCGGCAGGTGGTAGCAGCCCCGCGCGGCCATGCAAAGTCAACGAATTTTACTTTCAAGGACAGCCTGCACGCTATCCTGTACGGGTATAAGCATTATATCCTTATACTATCAGATTCTTCGGAACAGGCAGAAGGCTTTTTGGATGACATCAAGACCGAACTGGAGGATAACCCAGACATCATCATGGACTTTGGTTCCCTGAAAGGTGACAAGGCGTGGAGGACGGGAGTTATCCTGACCAAAACGGACATCAAGGCGGAAGCAATCGGGTCTGGGAAGAAAATCAGGGGACGGAGACACCGGAACTGGAGGCCGGATCTGATTGTATTGGATGACATTGAGAATGATGAGAACGTTAATACCCCAGAGCAGAGGAGGAAACTGAAGAGCTGGTTTGACAAGGCGGTGTCAAAGGCAGGGGATACGTATACAGACATCATGTATATAGGGACAATCCTGCATTATGATTCCCTGCTCAGCAACGTGCTCAGGAACCCAAGATATAAAACACGCAAGTACCGGGCGGTTATATCTGAAGCTGACAATACAAAGCTGTGGGAAGAATGGGAGGGCATTTATACAAACCTCCTTGATGAGAACCATGAGGAGAACGCAAGAACCTTTTATGAAGCCCATGAGGAAGAGATGCTGCTTGGGGCGGAAGTCTTATGGGGGGAGAAGCTGTCTTATTATGACCTGATGGAAATTAAAGTGTCTGAGGGAGCTGCATCATTTAATTCTGAGCTGCAGAATGACCCGATAGACCCGGAGAGCGCAACGTTCAACCCTGAGTGGTTTGATTATTATGATCCGGATCTCATAGACTTCTCAAGCCCGGAGTTTGTCTTTGTGGCGGCAAATGACCCATCACTTGGCAAGAACAAGAAATCAGACACAAGTTCCATCATCAACCTTGCCCTGTCCACTAAGACTGGGTATATGTATGTGGCGGATGCCTCCGTGGAACGGAGGAAGCCAGATATTATCATTGATGATGTATTTGAGATGAACCGGAGGCTGAAAAGGGATTACAGGAAAGGCTTTTATAAGTTCGGCGTGGAGGTGGTGCAGTTCCAATACTTCTTCAAGGAGGTCATGGCAGCGAAGTCGGCAGAAGAAGGGGAGTATATCCCGATAGAGGAGATACAGTCTACGGTCAACAAGGCGCTCCGCATTGAGTCTTTGCAGCCTGTCATCAAAAATAAGTACCTGAAATTCAACCGGGAGCATAAGACACTTTTAAAACAGCTCCAGGAGTTTCCTATGGGGAAGAATGATGATGCGCCGGACGGCCTCCAGATGGCGGTGCAGCTTGCACAGAGTATCAAAGCGGTGGCAGCGAAAACCAGCTATAGATCAATACTCCGGCGGAGGTTCCGGACAGGCAGGGGCGCTTATTAGAAAGTGAGGGGAGCATGGCGAAGAAAAAAAAGAGGAACCGGGAAGCCCCCATGTTTAACCCGGATATGGATACAGGTGTTCTAAGGCCTGTGATGGCAAGGGTGGCGGCCAGGGATGTGAATGACAAATATTCTGAATATCCATCCAATGGGCTGAACCCGCGCAGGCTTGCCCGCATCTTACGGGAGGCGGATGAAGGAAATGTCCGGATGCAGATGGAGCTTTTTGAGGAGATGGAAGAAAAAGATCCCCATCTGTTTTCACAGATGCAGACACGGAAGCTTGCCGTGACAGGGCTTGACTGGGAGGTGCAGCCCTTTTCAGAGGATGAAAGGGACAAGGAGATTGCGGACTTTGTGTCAGAACAACTTAAAAGCATTGAGAATTTTGATGAGGTTCTGATTGACATGCTGGATGCCATTGGGAAAGGCATCAGCATCATGGAGATTGCATGGGCAGTAGAGGATGGAAGGGATATCATTGAGAATATTGAGTATGTCCATCCCAAAAAACTTCTGTGGGACGCCGCCACGGATGAAATGAAGATATGTACCAGTGAGTACCCGGCAGGAGTAAGCCTCCCTGAAAATAAATTTGTGGTTCATAAATACAAAGCGAAATCGGGGCATGCAGGCCGTGCGGGAATCATGCGGGTGGTCTCATGGATGTACCTGTTTAAGAACTATGACATCAAAGACTGGGTAAGTTTCTGTGAAGTGTTTGGGATGCCCCTGCGTCTTGGAAAGTACGATGCGTCTGCATCCGAGGAGGACAAGAAGCAGCTTATGGAAGCCATTGTCAGCCTTGGGACGGACGCAGCCGGGATTGTCCCAACTTCAACAATGATAGAGTTCATTGAGTCACAAAAAACGACCAGCGTTGAGATTTATGAGAAGCTTGCCCGGTATTGTGATGAGCAGGTCAGCAAGGCAATCTTGGGGCAGACGCTTACATCAGACAGTGGAGGCGGTTCCTATGCGCAGTCAAAAACCCATAATGAGGTACGCCATGACCTGACCGTGGCAGACGCAAAAGCCCTGGCAGTGACTATCCGGCGGGACATCATCAGGCCGTTAGTTGAATTTAACTTTGGCATGGATGCAGATATACCGCTTTTTGGGTTTAGTTGCCACGAGGTGGAAGACCAGAAAGAAGTAGCCGAAATATACAGGACATTAGTCTGTGAAATGGGGCTTGATATACCAAAGAGCCATATTTACAAGAAATTCAACATACCGAAGCCGGAAGAGGGGGAGGAAATCCTCAAGCCCCCGCGGAATGAAACGGTGATGCCTTCCACGGAAGCCGCAGAAGAACTGAAGCTGAAGCAAAAGGAAGGGCAGATAGAACAGGCACAGGTGGATGCAATCGTGGCTATGTCAAATAGGCAGGCGGAGGGCATTTTCAGGGAGATGATGAAGCCCATTTTCAAAATAATTGACAAATCGGAGGACATGGAAGAACTGCAAAAAATTCTGAAGGATGAAGAAAAGCTCCGGGAGTTATATCAGGAAATGGACAGCCCCGAACTGGAAGATCTGATACAGCAGGGAGTCTACCTGTCGAGCCTGATTGGGAGGTCGATGGACTGATGGGGGCAGTGTATGGACTGGCGAAAGATTTTGTGTTCCGGGCGGCGGTAGAGTTCCTGAAGGGAAAGAAAGTGCTTACGAAAGAGGAATATAAGTTTCTGGACGCTGAGAGCCGGGCGAAGGCTTTTACCGTTTCAGGATATACAAGCCTTGGTGTCCTCCAGGAGTTTCTTGACTGCTTGCAGAAAGCAGCAGAGGAAGGGACTACGATGGGGCAATTCCGGAAGGATATGAACCGTTTTCTTGAGGAACATGGGTATGAAGGCCTGAACCCGTGGAAGAGCGATAATATTTTCAGGACGAATATGCAGGCGGCTTTTAACGCAGGGCATTATAAAAGCATGACAGATGAAACAGCAATGAGGCTGAGGCCGTACTGGAGATACAGGACAGCCGCCGATGGGAATGTGAGGGAATCCCATGCAGTCATGGAAGGAAGGGTGTTCCGGGCAGATGACCCGATATGGAATATATGGTATCCGCCGAACGGTTATAAATGCCGCTGCATGGTAGTCAGCCTGACAAGGAAACAGGTGGAGAAGCTGGGGCTTCCAGTAGAAACGGTGGTTCCGCATGGCGTGGATTATTCGACGGGGGAAATCATCCCTGCCATGCCGGATAAGGGATTTTCCAATAACCCGGCGAAAACTATGTGGAAGCCTGATATGGAAGGCATATCAAAAACACTCAGGAAGCTATACCAGGAACGGCGGGCAAACAGGCGGAAAAATGGCTGAGGCGAAGAAGTCTCCGGCAGGGAACGAAAAGGGGCGTTATAACGCGTTATAACGCCGTCAGAAGAAATGAAAAGGGATGGTGATATGGGAAGATGGATGTATATGCCTTAGATGGGATGGAGCTTTCAGGAGTGCCTGCGGAGATAAAGATACTTCCGCTAGGCCATGTCCATTCACAGAAAGGAGATTTCCTTGTAGATGATGAGAGCTTCCAGCTTATACAGAAGCAGTTTAAGGACAGGAAAGTTGACATTGTAATTGACTATGAGCATCAGACACTGGCAGACATCCAGGCTCCAGCGGGGGGATGGATCAAAGAGCTGCATAAAGGCGAGGATGCGATCCTTGCAAAAGTGGAGTGGACGGCACGGGCTGCCGGATACCTGAAAAACAAAGAATACAGGTATCTTTCCCCAGTAGTGCTGGTAAGGAAAAGGGATAAGAAAGCAACTGCAATCCATTCAGTTGCACTCACAAACACTCCGGCGATTGACGGGATGTTCGCATTAGTGAATGCCCTGAAGACAGAGGACATTTCAGAAAGGGGAAATATTATGGACTTAAAGGAACTTGCAAAAATATTAGGGCTTCCGGAAAGTGCAACGGAAGAAGAAATCAAAAAAGCTGCGGGGGATGCAGCGAGGGCGGCAGAGAAACTCAAGGATATGGAGGGCAGGCAGCCGGAAGGGAAGGAAATAGTTGCGAACAGCACTATTTTGTCCATGCTGGATTTAAAGCTGGATGCAAAGACGGAAGACGTAGCAGCGTCCATTATGGCGCTGAAAGCGGGCGGCGCAAATGTGCAGGCAGAACTGGATGCACTTAAAGAACGGATGCAGGAAAAAGATGCAGAAGAAGAGGTGCAGAAAGCATTAAAAGCGGGAAAGATTACAGCAGCGCAAACAGAATGGGCAAAAGGATATGCCATGAAAGACCTTAAAGGCTTTAAGGGATTTGTTGACAAAGCCCCCATAGTGGTTCCGCAGGGCAGGCTTGACCTGAAGGATGCCCAGGGAGCTTCCAAATCTGATGAAGTGGATACTGTAATTCTGAAGAACATGGGGGTATCCATGGACGATGCAAAGAATTATGGCGAGGAGGATTAAGGGATGGACAGGACAGGAAATGAAAGGGCTGGAAACCGGATGCTTAACCTCCCAGTAAAAGGCGGGGTAAAGCTGACAGAGGCATCAATGGCAGCCATCAATGCAGATGGATATGCAGTCCCTGCAGAAGCTTGTGCAGGGCTCCGGGTTGCAGGATGCGTGCAAAGGTATTGCGACAACCGCAATGGGGGGGACGGCGTACAAACCGTCAGTGTGAAGCGTGGGGCGTTTGTATGGGACAATGACGGAACCATCAAGAGGAACGATATCCTGAAGCCTTGTTATGTCAAGGATGAACGGACGGTAAGCATTACAGCAGATGGATCAAGCGTAGCAGGGATCATCCTGGAAGTAGATGGCGACGGGGTAACTGTGGATATGGCGCAGGGAATTATTACAGTGGAGGCCGCAAAGGCAGAAACCGGAAATCAGGAAGGAGATAATTAAAGATGATTGTGAATCAGGCAAATTTGCATGGACTGTCAGTGGGGTATTCCACAGCTTTCAACAAGAGTTTTGACACCACACAGTCCAATTATCAGAAAGTAGCAACCGTGGTTCCAAGCGTAACGGGGGCACAGGACTATAAATGGCTTGGGCAGATACCGAGGATGAAGGAGTGGATCGGGGAGAGGGAAGTCCAGTCCCTTGCTGCATATGACTATCTGATTAAAAATAAGAAATTTGAGATGACTATCGGGGTGCCGAGGGAGGATATCGAGGATGACAAATATGGCGTATATGCCCCGCTCTTCGCCAGCATGGGGGAGTCCGCCTCCCTGCATCCGGATGAACTGGTATTTGGAGCCATGATGGATGGGTTTGAGGCAGCCTGCTATGATGGAAAGCCGTTCTTCTCCGGGGAACACAAGTTAGGTAAAGAAACGTACAGCAACCGGGGGAATGAAAGGCTTTCCAGAGATGCATACAAGAAAGCAAGGGCGTCCATCATGAGTATCAAAGGGGATAAAGGAAAGAGCCTGAAACTTGTACCGGATCTCTTAGTGGTATCCCCGACATTGGAAGAAGAGGCAAGGCTTATTCTTGAAGCAGAGCAAATTGATGGGACGAGCAACGTGCTGAAGGGCACAGCACAGATTCATGTGGAGCCTATGCTGTCGGAACATCCAGATTATTGGTTCCTGCTTTGTACAAACCGCTTTTTAAAACCTTTTATTTATCAGGAAAGAAAAAAGATTAAATTTGTATCTTTGACAAAGGATACGGATGAAAATGTGTTTATGCTGGATGAATTTATGTATGGCGCTGATGGGAGAAGCAATGCAGGATACGGATACTGGCAGATGGCATATGGATCTACTGGGGAAGTAACAGCACAGGGATAGGAAGAAGGTGTATGGGATGTACTGTACCATAGGCGAAGTGCTGGATATGATAAAGGATGACATGGCGAGCTCCATCATTGGGGATGAGTATATTGAGGATGGGCAGGAACGCAGGGAGAAGATGGAAATCCTATGCCAGGGCGCTGCCGCGGATGCCTGTGCCGAGATTGACGGGTACCTTGCAAAACGGTACAGTGTCCCATTACGGGAAACACCGCCAGTCATTAATAAATTTGCAAAAGACATAACTGTATATAATCTTGTATCCAGAATGGGTGTGGATGAAAGCGAGAGGGAGAAAACTTTCCTGAACCGCTATAATGCAGCAGTTAAATTCCTGTTGGAAGTCGCAAAGGGCACGATCAATATTGGATGCGGGGGGCAGGGGGAAGATGTTGCAGAATCAGCGGCGAACGGATTCAGGATCAATTCTTCCGACAGGCTGTTTTCGCGCGGGAGCATGGGAGGGTGGTAAGGTGTCGTCTATACAGGTAAATGTTGACGGGGATGTGGAAGAACTGATGAAAAGGATCCGGTCAATGGAAAATGTTGATTTTAAAGGCGTACTGAATGCAGTCGGAGAGGGGCTGCGGACGTCCACTACTGAACGTTTTGAAAGGGGAGAAGCCCCTGACGGGAGCGCCTGGAAGAAGTCTGTAAGGGTGAGGGATGGGGGCGGCAAGACGCTGATAGACACAGCAGTGCTGAGAAATTCCATAAATGTCAGGAATGGCAGCGCTGGGGTAGCAGTAGGGACAAATGATATCCGGGCTGCCACACACCAGTTTGGCGATTCCCGGACGATCCGGGCAAAGAACGGCAGGAAGCTGACCTTCCAGGCCGGCGGAAGATGGAGGAGCGTGGAAAGCGTTACTATCCACATCCCAGCGCGTCCGTTCCTAGGAATCAGTGATGAAGATGAACAGGAAATCAAAGAGACACTGGAGGAAGCACTGGCAGAGGCAATGGAGGGGTAAGATGAGGGCGGAAAAAGAATTCCTTATCCGGCTGTTGAAAGAAGCCGGGGTAAAGTCAGCCGTGTACACGAGCATGAAAAAACTGAAGGCTGCAAATGAGATGCATCTGGGGGCGGTGCTGGTGTCAGGTGAGTCATTTATCAGATCGAGACACAGAAAAGCTTATACAGACCATGAGGGCAAACGCAAAAACAGGCACAGGATATGGGAACGGGTCACAGAAATGAAGGTAGTGATTGCGGATGCGGATGAAGAACATTGTGAAGATATCTTGGGGCAGTTCCTAACGATGGTTCCTAAAGGAATCAATGTGGATGGAAACTGGGTGTCTATCGAGGTCGGGAAAGCTGACTGGGTGGAGGAAGGGGACAGCATCCTCCGGGCGAAAATAGCGGTGGAAGTCCCCGTTACATTCGGGGGCGGGCTGTATAAGGATGAAGATATGGGACAGATGAATACTGGAAGCATCCAGGCAGAAAAGGAGGGATAATATGGCAGCGGAGGCAAAAGCAAAGGAAGAGATGCAGGACATAGGGAAACTTGCGCACAAGTATCATGTGCGGATGGAGGTGCTGGGCGGCATCATGGCTGACAATGGATGGAAACCGGGGAAACAGGTAACTGAAAAGACGTTCAGGAAAGCCTTGATGGAGTTTCAAAAGGCACCTATAAGTGGAGGGATTTGAGATGTATGGAGACGTTAATGTAACAATTGGAGACCAGAAAGCTGTTGCTTCCATAGCGGGCATCGGGGCACACGTTAAAATCGGGGTAGGGCTGGCATCGGGGGCGGTGCCCGTGCGGATCACGGGCAGCATGGACAGCCGGGCAATCAGGGCGAAGCTTGGCGTAACACCAGTTGCGTCCGCCTGCATGGATGCAGTAGAAAACGGTGCAAATGAAATTTACTGTGTTGCGGTCAGCGGCGCAGTCAAAGGCGGCATCGGCGAGGTAACGCATACAGGGACTGGTACGGCGCTGGTGGAAGTCCAGGGCTCCCCCCTGAACAGCTATACGGTCGCAGTAAACATCACAGAAGCTGGCAAGAGGAATGAAGGGGCATTCAGCTATTCCCTCGATGGGGAGAATTTCAGCGATGAAATCACCATTCCGGCAGATGGGCAGTATGACTTAGAAGGAACAGGGCTTACATTAGCATTTGGGGATACAGCGGCTGGCGGCGATGTTTTTACGGTTTCAACGACAGCCCCTGAGATGAGCAATCAGGAAGTCCTGGATGCAGTGGATGCAGTCGGGGATATGAATGTATCCTTTGAATATATACACATCGTGGGAGCATCTGGCAGGGTGCTGTGGTCGGCACTTGCGGCGGTTGCAAACCTGTTCCTGACGGAAAGGAAACGTCCCTGTTTCTTTGTTTGTGAGGGGCGGGTAAAAAGGGATGAGGAGACCTTAGGAGATTATGTGGAAGCAATGAAACAGGAACGCATGGGAATAAGCAGTATGTTCCTCCAGGTGGTATGCAGCCATTCGGAATATACCCAGATGGATGGGGCAGTGTCAGAGGTTAATAATGCCGGGATTATCACAGGGCTTTATTCTAAGGCAAAGGAATCACAGAGTATCGGGGAGGTCAGGAGTTTCCCGATTCCGGCATCACGTCTGCACAGGCTCCTGCCGGAAGGGATAGAGAAGTATCTTGGGGTGTTAGATAAAGCAGGATACCTGACAGTAAGGCAGTATACAGGCCTTGAAGATTATTATGTAGCAAATGCAAACATGCTTGCACCGGAAGGGAGCAGCTACCAGCATGCCGAGGATGTCCGGGTTGTAGATAAGCTGATTAAGGAAGTAAGGCTAAAAGCCCTTGAAGAGCTCCAGCGGGAAATTGACCTGTCAGATATCAAGGCAAGCCTTGTAGCAGTACAGGCAAATTTGAACATTCCAGTAGAAACGGCTGCAAGGGATGGCATCATCAGCGGGGGACGGGTAGAAATCGATGACCTGGATGAGCAGGAATTCATAAAGTCAGAGTCAGTTGGTATTACCATTTATTATATCCCGAAAGGGCACGTCAGGGAGATTAACCTGACATTTACGGTAGAAAACCCGTATGCGTAAGGAGGATGGCAAAGGATGACAACAGTAAACGGGAAAGTATTTGACTGGTCGAGCGTGACTATCAGTGCATCGGACATGGAAGGGATTGAACCACTTGAAATATCTTACGATGATGAGGCAGAGGCAGAGCTGGTCTATGGGAAAGGCGGGAAGCCCAGGGGCTGGGGTTCTGGTAACCGGAAGAATAGCGTGAAGGTGTCCCTGCTGCGCGAGGATTTTGATACCATGTGCGATGTAATTAAAAAGAAGGGCGGCAAGAATTTCTATAAATATGTCA